TTATCATCTCGACCATACCCTAGCGGAGTAGAGCTTTCAGGATAAACAGCTTTATCACTTCCTAAGCCATAGTCAGTTACATCGTTCCATTGAGTTAGCATGTCAGTAATTAATGCTGTTCTATTTGCTAAGTCATCTTTTTTTATTTCTAAATCTCTAAACTTTCTCCAGTCATAACCTTCATTAGCAAAAATAACTTGTTGTACGTAGTCTAAAAAACCACCGCCATCTTCTTCAGTATTAAAAGCTGTTCCAAAGTCATTTATTAAATCTAAACCAGTTTCTGATTTATATTCAATAGCTTCGTTAAATTTTTGGAGCATCATGTTCATATCCCAGTTTTTCATAGATTGATCTATCTCAAAAGGAGCATTTTTTATATCTGGGTTAAGTATCCTTTTGGGATCGTAATCTACAAGCGTGAAATCATTTAACTCATTTATATCAAAATTTTGTTTTCTAATAACATCATTTTTTCCTTCTTTAGTCATTCCCTCTGGACCCATAAAACCACCATCAAGCATTGCTTCACCGTATGAGCCTCCGCTAATAATATCAGCCATCGTGCCAACAATTGTAGGTTCTGGTTCAGGAGTTTTTGGAGCAACAGGTCTTATTTCTGTAGGAGATTCCAAAGTAATATCCAGAGACTGTGAACCCAATGATGTCCCTGGAAGTGTCTTTCCCGATTTTAAAGTGCCTCCAACATTTTCTATGTCTTTGGTCTTTAAATTAGCAAAACTATTTTGTAAAGAAGTAATCTCTGCATCTATAGCAGCTTTTTCTGCTTCGCCGGCTGTGTTGTTTTTTTTAGCATATAAAGCATTTAACTGCTTCATTTGTCCTATTGAATAATCCATAGTTTTATTTTAATTATAATCCTGCAATAATTTTTTCAATTCTTTCCTTTGCTTCTTTCGCGTCATTTTCACTGTATATAGATGGGTTATTAGTATTTTCTAAAAACTTATCTATCACCGCGTACTCAGTATCTCTAAAATCGTTTTGAAGTTGAAGCGTAATTGCCTCTATTTTATCTTGATTTTGTAAACCATCTGTTTCACCTTCAACCCATTTCATTAATTTAAAAGGATTTCTTAAATTTTGAGGTGGAACTTGTGTAAATGTTTCATCACTAGCTTTTTTAGTTTGATAATACATTTGGTTAGGCTTGATAGAATCTATATCGGCTTGTGTAAACACGTTAGGATTTTTTCTCATGCTATTAATTACACTTGCGCTTGTTTGAAATTTACTTATATTTGTAGGGAGTAATGAGTTTAATGAAAGCTCTAAAGCATTTCCGCTTACGTTCATGTCTATAGTAAATCCTTCGTCTTTATATTCATAACTATCAAGAATGTTACTCATTGGTAAATAATCTGTACTAGTTCGCGAACTAATAACTTCTGCTTCATTAATTCCTAATGCTTTAATGTATTCTTGTTCGTCAGCTTTCCATTGTGCGTTGTCTACTTTTTGACCTTGTTTATTATAATTAAACGCAGGTTTATATCCGCTTGGGCTATCAGGATCTGGAACTAACATTTTTGTTGGATCAAAATATGTTGATCCTTCCCACATTCCTTCTTTACTATCAGGATTATATGTTCCACCTAATATGTAGTTAATCATAAAGTTTTCAGCTCTAGTGTATTGATCACTTTTTTCTCCATATTTGTTTATAGTTTCCCATGGCATAAATTTATCACTATCAACTGCTACATCTTTCATACCACCTGTTTCTGGAAAACTACCAAATGCATCACTAAAACCAGGTTGTGTAGGCATCCAGTCAGCCCACAAAGAAGCCATGTTAATACCTTGGCTCATCATAACATCAAGAGCATTGTTTGAAGGATTATACATCCATTCTTTCAAAGCTTCGTAATTATAATAAACTTTACCATCTTTATCATCTGGGTTTATAAGTATTTGTCCATATTGATAGTTTCTTAAATTATCAACTATAGTTTCAAGTCCAAAAGTTTCATCATCAATATTAGCAGCTTGTATTACAACGCTACCACCTTGGCCTTGTGCGTTTCCAGTTTTTTCTAGCATTGCTTTGTATTCTGAAAGATTTAAAGTATAATCCCAGTCTTCCATTGCGCCAGTATCAGGGTTTTCTACTTGTCCTTTTCCTACTAAGGCCATTTTACCATCAATGTTTTGTAAAGTAACCGTGCCTTGGTCTTTGTATATTTCACTAAATAACATTTCCATTTCAGGGTCATTTAACTTAGAAAGATTTCCTTTGTTTCCATTAACTCCTAGGTCATGAAACATCATAGTTGTTGTTGCTAAGTTACCTCTTATGTTAGCATACTCTGTAAGCTCTGCTTCAATTTGATTAGTTAGTCTAGCTCCTTCTACAGCATCTATTCCTCCAGTTTGAACTAAATTTTTTATATCATAAATAACCTTAGATCTTTCTGCAAAATATGTTTTTACTTGATCATCAAAACCGTTTGCATCTATATCTAATTTACCAAGATTGTTATAAGTATCATAAGTATTAGTAGCCATAGCGCCGTTAAACATTTTTTGCTTTTTACTTAACGCTGGTGGTCTATATTTTGAAATGCTGCTAGCCATTTTGTCTATTACATTTTGATCATACGTTGCTATTACTTTATCTCCCATTTTTTATATTTTACTTATAATAAATCACCTAAACCTTCAAGAAGTCCACCTGCTGCGTTCATAGTGTCTTGAGCGGCTCCCGCTTGATTATTCTGTGCGTTATTTAACTGTCCTAAAGCTATACTCATATCAGTATTAGCTCTATTTTCTACTAACTCTATTTCAAAAGCGTTACCTGCTGCTTCAGCTTGTTGCATTCTTTGGCCTTCTGCTATGTTTATAGATTGTACTCTTTGTTGTTCAGCTGTTTTAGCAGCTTGCAATGATTGATCACCTTGTGCTCTTAGTTTTTGATTTTGAGCTTCTTGTACTTCTAAGCTAGCGGATACACCTTTTTTACTTCTTAAAGCGGCTTGTGCTAAAGCAGTTGCTCCACCGGCACTTGCTCCACTGGATCTTAAAGTATCTAATGTATTTGCTAAAGCAATATCAGCTTCTTCGGCTTGCATTTCTGCAGCTTGAGTTGCTACTCCTAAGCTTTCAAATGGATTACTCATCATAGATGATAAATCAGTTGCCATGCCTGATAGATTAGATGTAACTCCTTCGTAAGGGTTTGTTACTGCTGATCTAGAGGCTTTTGCTGAATTTATAGCTGCTTGTGCTATTCTTTGTTGTTCTTCAAAAGCTTTTCTTCTTTTATTAGAACCTATTAATTTCATTCCGTTAGAGGCGAGGCTCATTAATGCTCCAAATGGTGCCATATATTTATTATCTTAAGTTATAAGTTGAACCTACAGAGAATATTCTCTTAATACCAGTGGGTTCTGTTGTTGCGTCTGTTTTTAATGTTACGTTTAAATAATAACCTTTTGTACCTGTTAAAGAGTTACCATAAATAACTTCGTTAATCTGAGGCGAGGTTGCGTTTTTAATGCTTGCAACATATTTGTTTTGTTTTCTATTAAAACCAGCGTAGTATTGTATACCGTTTTCTTGATAAGCACCTTCTACATAACTATATATTCTTGATGCTGTATCTATATAAGAGTTCCAAGTTGCTCCATCGTCATCTGTGTCAGCACCTGTTGACTCTGTGCTTAATGATGTAACTTCCCATCCACTACTACCTTCATAGTTAAGAGTGTTAAAGTTTTTCATTTTAATAGGCTCTGGATTTATTACTATTTGTAGCTGAGAGCCTTGTGGTGACCCATAAAACTTATTAGGTTGTTGTGGGTTTTGGTAATGTAAAAACACTTTATCAGTAGAAGTAGAATAAAATTGTCCTTGCATGCTAAACACAAATCCAGGACTATAACCATAAAAACTAGTCCAACCGTTAACTCTTTCATCAAAAGATAAAGTTTGGCTAGAACCTACAGTTGGTTGTAATGACAATGTATAGTTTTGATTATATATATCGTAACCACCTATAGCTTTTCCTGTATCACCTACAAGGCTTAATTGATCTCTAAAAAAGTCAGACATACCATAATTAGATATTTCTGTTATACCATCGTTAGAAAGCCTAAGAACAGCATTCCTGTCTACGTCAGTAAAGTATTTTCTAGTTCCATATACAGCAAAGCTTTCTGGGTTTCTACTTATGCCAAATTCACCTACGTAAGGTACTATTTGTCCAATAACTAAGTTAGCGGTAGTAGTTAACGCTTGTCCTTCGGCAGAATATATAGCGTCTTTATCTATTAAAGCTCTATTAACTTTTCTTTCTTGAAATATAATTAAATTAGTATCTTCAGAATATAGTCTTTGTATAGAACCATTTATAGGATCTACACTTCTTATAATTTCTTCAGCTACACTAAATTGATTTGTTTGATTTATACCTGTTCTAGAATTAAATACTCCAGAATATATAAGAGAATTTGATCTTGTTGATTGGTTAGCTGTGTCTTCTACTATATATGCTTTAACTCCAAAATCTACAGTAGTATTATTGTAACCACCTCTTATTCTAGACTCTTCTATATACCAGTCACTAGCTGCAATTAAACCTGTAGTCGCCGGCTCTGTATTGGCTGGCACCTGTGGTAATTGCTCGCTTGCTAATCTCTTTGCCCAAAAGGTATTAAAATAACTTAATTCTATGGTTACACTCATATTATATTATTACTTGTTTTTTATATTTATTACAACGGTCCTAGGTTACATTGGCTACCATACCCAGGTGTTGCGTCACCAAATAGTATAGTAAACTTTGCGTCTGTAGAACAAGCTGGTGTGCTACAACGAGGTCCACTTAACGGTGTTGTTAATACTCTATATTCTCCAGCAGCATCAAACTCATAAGTAAAAGAACCTGTAGCGCCTGCTGATACATTTTGAATTTGTACAGCACCTATTTGTGTGTTGGCTGGTCCAGCTGTTACTGTTGCCGCGGTTGTTGCTGGTCCCCAAGCACCACCACTAGTTGATCTATATTGTATAGTAAAATAACCAGATACTTCGTTGTTGGTACCGCAAGCTCCATTAACTGGGTTTACTATTCGAGGTATTATATACATTTGAGCACCTAAATTTAAACCTCCATTAGAAGTTGCGCCAGCAATAGTGTCACTATATTCTTTAGCAACATTGTAATAAAAAGTTGTTCCCCATATTACACCACTGTAAGAAGGTAAATTTCCAGTAGGCGTAAGACTTAAACTGTTTCTAAAATGAAATTCGCCTCCGCCAGTACAACTATAATTAAAAGCTGTAGCTTTTAACCCATTACACACGGCTTGGTTTACGTGTTGAGCACCGGCAGTAAAAGATAAACTACTTGTGCCAAACAAGAAACCTACACCAACTTTGTTACAATCATAAGCTCTTACTTGAATTGTATAAGTTTTGTTTAATATCATTGTCTTACCGTTTTTTACGGCTAGCAAACCAGGAACTACAGCTCCGTCTTTTATAGCGTTGATTTCAAAAATATCTACAGCACCACTACCATCAACTTGAGTATGTATTTCGTATATTATTTGCGATCGTAAGTTTGCTGCATTAACAGTACCATTTTCAGCTATAAAACTAGTTATCTGATCGACAGAGCCTCCAGAAGTTTCCCATAATATATAAGTATCATTTACCTGAACTAGTCTATCAGCGTTTAATGCTGGTGCTCCTATTGTTTTAGAAGTAGGAAAGCGAGAACCATTTGCTATAGTATTAGGAGGAGCAATATTTGTTAAAGATATTGTCTGTGAAACATTGCTATTATAAGTAATAGCACTACCTGTTGGCTTATAGGTTACAGCATATGTTATTTGATACACATTATCTTGAGGTGAACTTGTTCCGTACCAGAAAGTTGCGTTAGGTCCAGTTTTTAATTCATAAGTATAATCAGTAGAGTCTTGCACTATAGCAAATGGTACTTGGTTTGTTACGTTAACACCACCGTTATTAGAATATACGCTAAGAATAGTTGCAGACAAAACACCTGTTGAAGGTGTTACAACCGTACCTCCTCCGTCTTTAAATGACCAAGCCGCGTCTATTACTCCGCCAGCAGCTAAATTTTCTGGAAAAGTAAAGCTTAATTCAGTCGCGGAAGTTACACCTGGATCTTGGGTGGTTATTGTTTGGTTAAAATCTGGTAAATAACCAGAAGAACTAGTCTCCCAAAATATTGCTAATAAAGATTCTGTAGGATCTGTTTCAGCTATAGTTAATACACTTCCAAAAGAATAAGTAACACCATCTGTTACAGAAACAGGAGGAACAATGTATTGTTCGTTAGTACATATAGCACCTACAGGGTTTGTTGTTAAAGCTCCCATAGACACTTGAGCTATAAGTGGATTATTTTCTAGATTATAAAAAGGAGCCGCTAATAAACCAGTACCGTTAGACTCACCAGGACCTGTTCCCCAAGGTATTTTTCCGTTACCTGCTTGAGCAAAAACTTGCGCACTACCGGTTTGTATCACGTCATTGTAAGTACCTTTTGATCTACCTGATATAAAAGGAATAGCACAAAGCTCTCCGTCTATCATAGTCTGTATGTTTAAAACTGTATCTCCTTTGTTTCCTGGAAAATACTGTATATTGTAAGGACTAGAATTATATTTATTGACATTACTTTTATAAAATATATTTGGATTGTTTACTCTGCAATAAAGTTTAGTACTACTAGTATATTGAGTTTGATTAGGACCAACTTCGTTTAAGTCTCTAGGTATTTTATTAACGTTGTCACCAAACAAAGGCGTGAAATAACTAATGTTTCTTTCTAACCCTGTAGTTGAATGAATAGGATAACCATTTACAAAACCAGGCATGTAAACATTATAATAATCTTGTTCTTGTTGTTTAACAACTACCTTGTATGAGAACCAACCTAAAGGATTTGTTGGGGTAAACCAACCAGGCTCTCCTGTTTCATAGTTTCTATTTCTTGAGGCGATAGCCTCGTTAAAAGTAACACGAAGAGCATCACCTATCCATGAAAAAGTTTGACCATTAGCAGTTTCATCGGCTTCTGTGTAAGGATGAAAAACTGTAGAGCCTGACGAACCTAAAACGTTATCATTACTAGATAATATAACGTCTGACTGTCTACCATACATGTCTGCTAAAACTATACCTACTTGATAAGTTCTGTTTTGTTTTAAGGAACTGTTTGGGAACTGAGTAAAGTTATCAAATACAACTGATTTTTGTTGTGCAGAAGCGTTATAGTTTATATTTTCTGGCGCAGTATGATTGTCTACAAAATTACCATATGTAACTCTATTACCAGTAACTTCTTGGGCTAAAGCTCTTATAGGAACTCTGTCATATACTCTTACGGTTTGAGACTCTGGTAAAGTTTTATAAGGTTTGCTAGATTCATAATTATAATCATAAAAGTATTGATTAACATCTCCTTGAACAAAATCATCATAGTCAATAACTGTAAAATTTATATCAGAACTTAATGAAATAGTATCTAATACTTTAACAGATAAAGCGTCAGATTCTTTATACAATATATCTATGTCACTAATTAAATAATAAGCACTTAAAGCAGTTCTATTGAGTATAGGGCTTTGATCCATCTCTCTAGGTATAGGTATTCTTAAGTCAATACTGTCTACGTTGTTTTCAAACCATGCTAAAATAGTAGATTTGTAAGCTGAATCCATATCTTCATCAGAAGTATCTTGGCCTAATCCAAAAAATCCTTTTTGTTTTGGTATAAACATTATTTGAGAAAACGGTGCCATTAATGAGTACTCATTGTCTTCAAATTTAAATCTATAACTAAACCTTACATATCTTCCTTCTAAAAAAGCTGGATTACCTTTCCAAGTAGAATTATAATCTGGATTGTTACCTATAACAAGTTTGTTGTTTACTGCTAAAGTATTTGTTACGTCTAAAGTAATAGTAAATCCTCCAGATACTCTAGCTACAGCCTGTATAATACCTGTGTTTGCTGGAACTACACCAGTACCAGTAGCTATTTTAACCGCATCAGTGCTACATGTAACTAACATACCTATTACAGGATCTTTAAAAGTAGAATTTGGTATAGAGCCAACAGTTATTAAATCTCCTACTGCTCCACCAGCAACAGCTGTAACGTTGCCAGTAAAAAAATTACTAACGTATTCTTCTTTCTTGTTAGTCATAGAAGGTCTGCTAAAGTCTAACTTAACGGTGCCAGTTAAAGCAGAACTAGGACCTGCTGATACTTTTATAGTAGAAGCAAATACCCCAATAACGTATATTATATTATCAATTAAAACAGTACTATTGTTTTTATCTTTAACAGTAATTATATCCCCAACTTGAATCTTTGAAGTGTCAGCTATACCCCAAACAGTATCTGAAGTACCAACACTGCCAGTTGTATTTGTTTGAAACCTATTCATAGCAACTATAGGTTGATAAGGAAAATATTTTGCTACAGATATTTGTGGCTCGTACGCGTACTTGGTAGGAGCAGAAGCACCTGTTGGGTTAGCTAAAGCTACGTTAATTTTTCTAGGTTGATTTTTATTATCAGTAAAAAACAACAAAGTTTCTATTAAATTTATACCATATATAGGAAATCTTTTGTCAAAATTTAAAAAATTACCTTCAACTAGTTTTACAGGCGGTGCCGTAGAAGATGTGCTTAAATCTAATTGATGTATAAAACATTTGTCAGCATTAGTAGCTCTTTGATTGTTATCTGTACTTGTAAAAGTTGTTGAAAATAAATATATAACTTTATTAGTGTTATCTACATACGTTCCAATTATTTCTAAATTAGCATTAGAGTCTAGAGCAGAAACTAATTCCGTTGTACCTGGAATTTGTTCAAACTCCCCAACAGTTGATCCTTCTGATCTACTTATTTGCAGGTTTAAAGCGCTTCTGTATTCTCCTTTAGGAAGAATTCTAGCGTCCAAGTCTTGATTCATTTTGCTTTTTAGAAAAGCATTAGTAACTTCTGCCATTTGTTAGTTTTTAAGCCATTTAGATTTACCTCTCATAACTTGAGTAATTTCATCAAGCTTAATGTTAGATAATCTAATTTTTGCATTTCTTAATTTAGCGCTTCTTTCACGCTTGTATCTTTGTACTATATATTCAGGTACATTAATTCTACTACCTAGTATAGCGTGGTTTATATGCGCATACATTGCGTCTTCAGCCATTTTAGGTACTCTAGTATCTAAATCACTTGCTAAACCGTCTGATATATACTCTATAACTATAAGCTGATTAGCTAAATTACTAGAAAAATTAAAAGTTCCGTTGACTTCATTTATAGTAAACCATCCATTTTTTTGAGTAGTAGCAGGATCCATTCCATATCTTTGACCTAGTTGTTCTACCCACCAGTCAGGATAATAACTTTGTGGAAATGTGTTTGTGTTAAAAGCACTGCCAACTGGATATTCTTGCCAAAGACCTGTTATTAATCTTGTGTTAGCTTTACTCCATAACTCAGTAGTAGTATCAGGCACTTGCGTGTTGTTACCATTAGAGTCTTGTATTGGTTCTCCTAAGCTATCTTGTGTTAAAGCCTTAGGATTTATTGTTAAATTGTTTGCTGGATATATTATATGCTTAACACCTATCGCGTCTATATAAGAAAACCTTACATAGTTAACATAGTCTTGAGGAATAATAAGAGAAAGACTTGGTGGAATTTGAAGCTCTAAAGCTTTAACACTTTTTAAAGTATCATAACTAAATTCTTGTAATCCACGTTTAGCGTGAAATACAACGTCTGTTCTTTTTATATTAGGTATTAATTTATCTTGACCAACATAGGCCATTAAATAATTATTAACTATATCACTTATTTTTATATATTCATAACCACCGTAATTATTATCAATAGCAGCTGTTCTTAGCTGAAGCATTAACCAAGTTCCTGCGGGTATACCATTTGGAACATTAACTATATTTCCTATTCTTAAATTATAAGTAAATAAAGGATTGACATTTGTATTGTAAGGTGTCCAAGTTGCTCCAGCGTCTACACTTATTTGTAAATCAACATTGTTTAAAGGGTATACTTGAGCGGCTGGGTTGTCACTTTGTATTATCAAGTCTGTGTTAAAAGTACTTTGAAAAGTTGTAGTATTATTGTTCTGGGTAAATAACTGTGTTCCCGCGTAGTATTGTAAGTTAGTTTCTTGTATTAGTCCCATTTATTAGCTTTTATCATTGATTTGTTCTTGTTGTACTTGTTGAGCCATCATCTGTACTAGGTTAGGATCTTGCAAAATAACACCTGAGTAAGTTAATATTTGTAGTATAACATTTGTTTGTTCTGAATCATGTAACTCAAACTGAGTAGACAGTGTTGGATTGTATAACAATTGTCCAACAGTTCCAGCGCTAGAGCTCCACACAACATTTGAAGGTTTTTTTATATAAGAAACTTGTATTGGACTAGTATTATTAGTAGATAAACCAGGTACTATTGTAGTAGGATATACATATATTTTTTGATCCTCAAATAAACAAGCTGGGTATGATGTAGTAGGTGCTACTAAAGGTGCTTTTTTAATTAAATACCATTCGTTTCTATCCATCAATTGAAGCTCTGTAACGTCGTTATATATAACTGTACCTAGCCTATAAAAATCCATAGCATATAAAGATATAGATATTGCAGTTGCGTTGGCAGGTGGAGTTGTAAATGTTACTGTAAGTAGTTGATTGTCGTAAGTCCAGTTAAAAACTTCAACACCGGCTACGGTTATTTTAACTTGAGAATTTATAGAACCTAGAAGAGTGGTCCATGGTGCTACTAAAGTAAACTCTGTTAACACTCCATTGCCTGTAAAAGCCTGAGGAGCTATTAAAGGAGTATCTATAGCAGTAGGTAATTGATAATAACCTCCTATATTATTATATGTGGAAGTTCTAATTTTTTTAAAAATGTCAATTTTAGTAGAAACGTTTTTGAATCTATCACCATACTCAGTTTCGTTTTGAGGAACTCTTACTTGCTGACTAAGATCGTTAGCGTAGTTTTCAAATATTCCTAGTTGAACTTGTGTAGCTACTCTATTGAACTCATCAGGCGTCATATACCCTCTTTGTTGCTGGTTAAGTATTAATAAAACTGTCTTGTAAACAGTGTCCACGTTTATTGCCATTTGTATTTTTTTATTATAATATTGGGCCCGAGTGAACGAGCCCTATATTAGTATTACAGATTATGATAGTTTTTTCTCTATCATTTTAAAAACTTCTACGCCTTCATCTGTTTTAAACCATGCAGCTAAAGCTGAGTACGGGTTTTCATCATAAGGTATAGTTAGTAATTTTCTATCATTACTAGCCCATAGAAATTCTCTTTGATTTTGAGAAAGTTTAATTATTCCATTTTCTCTAGCTTTAATTCCGAAGTTTCTTAATTGAACATTTTCATCATTAGCTAAATCAATAAATAATCTAGGATTCTTTTTAGCAAATAATAATACATCTCTTCTTAATTCTTTAGATGTTAATTCATTTACTCCGCTTCCTTGCTCTACTCTAAGTATAGCTTCTGCGTGCTCTATATCTATATCTCTTGCTCCATTTAATGCTATGATTTCTAACTCTAAATCTACAAGTTCATCTTTAGCTTCTTCAACTGGTTTAAACTCTGTGTATCTAGTGTCTTTACCTGGGTGATATAATGATAATAGTTTTTGTAAGTTTTGCATTTGCTTAGGAACTACTAAAGCTCCGTCTTGAAATACAATATGTTGCAAAGTTACTTCTCCTTTTTGATCTTCTACAAAAGGCGAAGCCTGATTTGTAGCAAACCTAATTGTTTTTTGTACTCCTGTTATTGGATCAAAATACATTAAAGGATATCTTTGTGTATGTTTAGATGGTAAAGTATAAGTTAAAGGAGTTTTTCTCCCTACTAAAAAATACTTTCTATCTTTAAGTTCCCAGTTATCTTCTGGGTGTGGTACTTTTTTTTGTATTGGTTGTGCTTGAACCTTTGGTTTCTCAGCTACAGCCTCTTGTGTTTTTGCGTTTTTCGCCATGATATAATATAATAAAAGTTAGTAAAAATAAAGAGCTGGGTGCCGAAGCACCCAATCCTTTAAGTAAATATTAAGCAGTAAATAATACGAAATTATTTGCAGCTTGTGTACATAGACATCTTTCAGATAAGAAAGAAACTTGCATACTATCTGAAGTGTTAGTGTAAACACCACCAACAGAACCAGTAATCCAAGATTTCATTCTTCTATCGTCAGCTTGTGAAGCTCTGTATCTAACATGTAAGAACGGTCTACGTATGTTTGTACCAAGTAATTGGTCATAAACAGTAGAAGTTCCTGCAGGAATTAATACACCATCAATGTTATCACCAGATGTGAAGTTCGTAGAACCACCTCTAGTAGAAGCATCGTTTAAGTATTTCCAGCTAGTCTTGTAGAAGTCATAAGAACCTCTTCTGAAACCAGAAAAACCTAGGTTAAGCGCCATTTCTTCAGAGTTTTCAAATACACCGTAAGATGTACCTCCAGCTCCGTAAGAATTTTGCTGTGCTAACATATTGTCAAACTGTAATTCTGTAGCTCTATCTAAGAAAAGCATGTTTTCTTCAATAGCACCTTGAGAATCTAAGTTCATTAAGATATCATCGAAATCTTGTAAAGATCCACCGAATCCTGCCATAACGTTTCCTCTTGTGTTGATTGCAGAGAATAAACCTTGCGTACCAGCACCTTGAACAGCAGCTCCAAATCCAGAAGCAGCAGGTAAATTACCAGCTACAGCTTGATTAAGGAAAGATAGATCAGCTCCACCACCACCAAAAGATAGTGCTCTTTCACCTTCTACCATACTCATTTCTAAGTAATCTTCGAATCTTAATCTTGTTTCTCCTTCAGCTTTTAAGTACCATAAGAAACCAGAAGTTCCATCTTCAGCAGCAACTTCAACCCAACCGATTTGAGCAGTATCAGATCCACTAACTTGGTAGTTAGACTTGATAATGATCGGAGCGTTAGAATATTGTGTAAATGAAGGCTGGATATTTTCTGTAGATCCTAATGTACCTTTTGCGAATTCAGAACCGTAAACGAATAGCTTTAATCCAGTAAGACTTAGTCCTATTAGAGAAGCTGCATCGTAAGGGTAAACATCCACAGAGTTTACACCACCAGCACCACCAGCAGCTGCAGCACCAACGTTACCAACAAATCCGTGAATAGTAGCTCCTGGTTTAGTAGGATCCATTATTACAACAGTCATGTTAGTTGCTAGTACATTAGTTATGCCAGCTACAGCGCCAGGATTAATGTTAATTGTAAAGTTATTCGCTAAACGAGAACACCCGTCATACGATATATGTAATCTATTTTGTTCAGACCAGATTACTTGATCAGACGTCATTGGCATTTCAGCACCTACCATTCTTAAGAAACCTCCAAGAGTACGGTTACCGTATCTTTCTATTTCAGCTTCATAAATTTCTGGTAAATATTGTTGTGCGAACGTCCCACCGCCAGCGGCGGAGTTAAATTGTAGATAATTTGAAGATAAAGCCTGCGCTGTTGGCGAAGGAATCAAATTACCAAATTGAGGAGATAATACACCCATAATTTTTAATTTTTGTTTTAGTTAAATTTTCTTGTTTTTATTTTCAGTCTTGAAGAATCTTGACCTGTTACTGCTTTAACTTTTAATCCTCCAATATAAACTTCACCTTTTGGAGTCTCTCTTACTTCGGTTTTTATATTCTTAGAATTAGCTACGACAGATTTTACAGCATCTGCTTTACCTTGCTCATAAAAATGCTGAGCAATAGTGTCTGCATTTTCTGCAGCGTACATAGCCTTGTGATAACCAGCGTGATTGTTTACGTTACCTTTGTCATCCATAAATTTAGACACTAGGTTCTTTAAACTACTTTGCTTTTTAGCAATTTCATTAGGATTTTTAACTCCGTATCTAAACTTTTTTTCTCCAACTTTAAAATCAAAACCTTTGAAATCATCAGAGAACAGTTGTTTAGTTTTAGACTTAAACTCTTCATGGTTTTTGCTAACCACTTTTTGTTCTTCACTATATCGATTAAAAAAATCCACAGCTTTAGTTTGCTCTTGAGTAACGCCCGGTCTCAACTTGATCTCGTCGTAATATTTACCTTTTAAGTCTTCTAAAAATCCATGGGCTTTTGCAACCTCTTCTTTAAATGCGAGTTTTTTTAATTTGATGTCTCGCTGTTCATCAGTATCTTCGTCATAATGAAAGTTTTCTTCCATTATAAAATCTATTTCTTCATTGTCTAAATGAGGTTTAGATTTTTTATAATATTCTTTTAATAAAGTATTGCTATCTACTTTTGTGTAATCAGCATTTAATCTTGTATAGTCTTCAATACTACCACCAGTTTCTTTCATGAAATCTACTAGTTTTTCTACATTTTCAGGTAAAACTATTTCTGGTTTTGATTCTACTACAATTTCTTGCTCAATAGGTTCTTCTTCTGTTACTTCTTTAATAACGCTAGGCTCTTCTTCTTTAGTTTCTCCTATGGTTATTATTTCTTCTTCTTCAGTAGCCTCAGGTTTTAACTCAACCTTTGTTACTTCTTGTTTTTTCTCTAAGCCTTTAATCTCAGGTTCTAACGCTGTAACCTTTATAGGTTGTTCGTCTGTTTTTTCGATTGGTTCTTTAATTTCTTCTTTACTTTTTAATAAAGATTTTTTAATTTTTAAAGATCCTTTTGTTTCTTTTTCTGTTGACATGATAAAATATTATATAATTATTAATAAAATTATCTAGGAGCAAATTGCTCTAGATTCATTCCTCCTCCAAGGGTGTCATTACCATTGGACTCAAAATTCTTAGGTAACAAGTCATTTTTTCTTTGACTTATCATTTCGCTTTGTTGTGTTGCTTGTATTCTAGTACGTTGATCTTTACGATCTTCTATTTGAGCTTCTTTTTCATTCATGGTTTTGTTTTGAGCTTCTGTTAACTTTATGTTATACTGAAACTCTAGTTCCATAAGTTCTTTCTTTATTAAAGCTTCTTGCTCTAGTTTAGTTATTTCAAACTGAGACTTACCTTGTTCTAACTGAAGCTTAGATTGAGTCATTGCTTCGTTTTTTTGAACTTCAGCCATAGCAGCTCTTTCAGCAGCTTCAGCATTAGCGTTAGCTTGTGCTTGTATATTAGCTTGATTCATTTCTTGTTCTTGCTTTTGTTTAGCTTTACGTTTTATTTTAAGAGTTTGATTAGCAAGTTTTAAATTTTTAACTTGACGTATGTCTATAGCATCCTCTAAATATATCTGACCTGATTGTAAAGCAACTTGTATGTTTTGTTCTAACATAGCTTTTTCTTCTTCGTCAGGTTCTAACTCTAAATATATACCAAATTCAAACAAGTTTAAGCTTTTCATTTCTTGTAGACTACCTACGTTGTAAGAGTTAAGAGAATCTTTTAAGCTTTGTGCTAACATATCATACTCGAGTACATCTGCTATTTTTAAAGATATATTTTCAGCAATTTTAACCGTTAAGTAAGAACTAGCTTGTAATATATGTCTAGTTGCTACGTTAGAATTAGCAGCAGCAAGTTTTTGTATACCTACTAAAGCGTCTTTATCAGGCATGCTTGCATCTCTAGCTTCATTAAGACCTGTTACGTCACGTATCATTTGTAAGTAATAATTATATGTACCTATAAGTGATTGTATTTTTCCATTAGCGCTAGATGTTTGTAGCTCTTGAATAGGTATTTTACCTCTATTAGGATCTCCATCTTGTGTAAGTGATCTACCTACTATAGAACCTGTTTGGAAATACATGTTCAATGCTTCTTGAGGATTATAATTTGTTCCATTACCTAAATCAACCTCCGCTAGTCCATCAACATCTACAAAAACTCCATCCGGCACCATTCTAGCTAAGACTTGTTGTAGCTTAAGATGCGTTAATTGAATCATGTCAGCAAAGCTTATGCACTTACTAACTAAAGATTCAACTCTACCTCTATACATCCTTGGCGCACATATTTGATAGTTCATATTTACTTTAGTCATATTAGAAGTAGGTCTTGTCATGTTCTCTGCAAGTTTCCATTCTAACATGTTTTCAATACCTAGTATTTTAGCACCAGTATATAAGACCTCTATTGATCTACCTATTCTTTCAAAATTATCATTTGGCGGTGGAGCAAAAGTGTCTGGTTTTTCTAAAGCTTTTTCTAAACCTTGATCTGTATATTTAATTTTAAATATTTGATTATTGTAAGTTTTATATTCAAAAAACAATACTTGAACTATTTCAGGTCCTTCTCCCCAGTTTCTTAAATAGTTTTGAGTACCTGGAAATTTTTGTATTTTTTCCATTTCCTCTTCTGTAAGGTTAGGAAATTGTTTTTTAACTTCACCCATAGTTAAAGACTTAACTTCTCCTACGTAGTATATATCTTCAAAATTAGGATCTTCTGTATATGAATAAACTAAAGAAGCAGGATCAACATATTCTACTCTTATTCCATTAGCAGGATTAAAATTAGTTTTAACACAAGATATACCTAAAACTACTAAATCTTGAAGTATTCTTTTTCTTGTTTGAGTATATTTATTTTGTGCAAATATATTAGATATAGCTTCTTCTTCTGCAATTTCTATAGACTGCTTATAACTAAGCTGCATGTGTAAGTCTAGTTCTTCTTTGTTTTCAGGTAAGTTTTCTGGATCATCAGATGTCCAAAGATTTAAACCTAATTCTTTTTGAGCTTTTTGCAAAAATGACCTAGCTTGGATATCTCTTAAAATAGCTTCAGCATAAGTAGTTCTTTTCTTTTGAGACTCAGGGTCTTGAGCGTAAGCTTTTACATCATAATCTCTTTGAGACATACCATTAACTACTATGTCTACAAACTTAGATATAATAGGTATTGGTTTCCAGTCTAAATTTAAATAAGACATGTCTCCGTTTATAGATAATTCATCTTTATATTTTTGTACCGACTGCTCTCCTCTTGAATATAACCTTCTATTATGGTATTGCTGATAATTAGTCATGAACCTGTCTCCGCCTCTATTATTACGAAACCACTCGTTTTCTATAGCTCTTCCAACTTGAAGTCCATATTCCCATGTGCTTTTCTCTTCATCAGGTACTACTTGATTTGGAAACGTGCTGTTGTAATTAGTTGTAATCATCTATTTTATTATTTTTGAAAGTACTCCTTTATTGTCATACGTTGTAAATCCTAAAGAAATTTTTTCTCTAATTAATTCATTTATTGGTCTATACTTATTTTTATTGCATGCCATAATAGCTAAACCTGAACTGATTGACGCATCGTGTTTTGTTCTATTGTTTATATCAAATGAAGCCCAGTCTTCTAGAGTTCTTTGAAAATATATATCTCCATGACCTTCACCTAAAAAACCAACATAAGTTTCTATGTAGGTTTCTATTGCCGCAGCATGAGCTTGTTTAATGTCTTCACTTGAATTAGGTATACCGCCTATCTCTCTTTCTGTCACCGACAATTTATTGTAAAGTTTATCTGGTCTATTAATAGAAAATTTTCTATAACCTCTTCTTTTAAAATGATACAATAGTCTAGGTTTATTATTTTCACATAGTATAGGCATACCGTAAAACACACAGGCCATAAGTACATCTTCAAAAAATATTTCAGCAGTTTGTGGTCTTGCAATATATTCTAAGAAAAAAGAATTATAAGGTGCGTCTTCAATACTAAACTTAGTTAAACCATGCAAAGATCCATTAGAGCCTTTACCATCTACAGTACCTGATATATCATAACTGTCACAGCCAAAAGCCCCTATGTGTTCATTACCTGGAGACTTAACACCGTTTTTATTTATAACCATATTTTGTAGACCTACAGGCGGAACCCAAGAAATATTAAATCTTCCATTTCTATCTGGTATAAAAATAACTTTAGTATCTCTTATACCTCCTTCCCATTGGAAACTACCAGTGGTAACTAAATTTGAGTTTTTTAAATCTTCGTTATAATCTATTTGTTCGTATATCCTAGTTAAATTAAATAAAGATTGTTTTGATTCATCTCTAAAAGCATGTTTAGTAGTACGTGGAAACTGTCTATAAAATTCATTTAATCCGTCTTGGTCATCTTTAAGACCTTCTACTTCATTGTCCCAATACTCTACTACACCTATTTTTATTTTGCCGCCATGAGGCCCAAGTACTGGTTCTTCTGGTGTGTCAAAGACAGGTAAGCCATAAGCATCAATGTATCCTTCGTAGTTCCATTCCATAGGTATGAACAAAGAATAGAGTCCCGAACGAGTCTGTCCGTTGGCGTTTCTTTTTGTAACATCTGAGTCATCATATAATTTTTTAAAGTTTCTACCACCTTTGTCTAAAGCATTTGATGTTGATCCCATCATGCATTTACCAATAATTCTAGAACCTAGTCTTAATGTTGTTTTAGTAACACGCCAGTTATTTAATATGTTATTAGGTCTTTCCCATTTACCTGATTCATCATGAACTAAAAGTTTTAGTTTTTCACCATCATAAGCATTGTCTCCAGTATTTTTCCAATCAATAGTTGTATCAAGACCTGCTAAATCTTCGTTTTTTTCTGTAGAAACTATAGATCTTCTTGTAAACTTAGAGGCAGGCACACGATATGCTAGTTCTGTTTTAGGCCGATCCATACCGTCTTGTATCGGTTTAAAAAAGAAAGGATAATTAACTGATATAGGTACAACTTTGTCAGTAAACATTTTTTTAGCATCAGCACCAGTCTTAGATAATATTCCAAAACGTGCATCAGTAGATATTGTAGCTAAGTTAACACATTCGCCAGATGCCATAAATGAAAATCCAGATCTTCTGTTTTTTAAATACGACATACCATAACATCTAATATCAGCTCTGCATGCTTCCCAGAATATAAAAAATAATCTATTTGATTCTCTAAAATCCGGTTGACCTACATCGATCTTAGACCATTGCAAATACATGTAGTGAGTCCCTGTTAAATAAGTAGGTTTATTGTTATTTAAATACCAAAAACCTTCTTCACGTCTTTTAAACTCTTCATCAATATAATCGTAATATTTTTCTTTAAAATCGTCTGGATATTCTCTCCAATCAAACACTGTTTTTATTCTTTGCAATGTCTTCGGGTATTCAAATCTAGTCCATCTATTTTCTTTAAACTTGTGTATAGTTTCAGGTTTAGGTAAAGCTATTTTAAGATTTTGTATTTCATAAATATCTCCAATTTGTCCAGTCTTAGATATAACAATAACATCATGGTCTTCGTTATATCCATACTCCCACTTCTTATACCTATTCATTCTTTTAAGAATTTTAGGTTTAACGTGATCAGGTAATATTTTATAAAGTGTTTGCTTATACATTATTTAGATCTTCCTTCAGCAAAACCACGAAATGTAGTTTCTTTTTTAACTTCTTTAGGTTTTTCTTCTAGTATATTTTTTTCTTCTTCTATACGGTTAAGTATTTCAAAAGCATCAAATATACATAGTTTTTTTGTAGCTGCTGCGTTTTTAAGTCTATCAGCAGTTATATCATCTCCAGTATCTATTATTGGTTCTTTAGCAACTTTAATTAACTCTTCAACTGCTACTTGTCCAGCTAGGATTATATTGAGTTTGGTTTTCTTTACGCTCATATTTAATTACAATATCATTAGATTTCATACAGTATAATAGTTCGTTGTTTAGATTAAATTCCCATTCTCTCTTAGGTTTAAAACCTACAGTGTCACCAGGTGTTATTCCTAGCTCTTCTAAGCGACTATTACCAATTTTTAATATACCAACTAAGTTTTTTGTTTTAGCGGTGTCAAATTGATCATCGTTTTTTATAGGTGCAACAAAGCATCTATCGTTAAACGACAACCATTTGTTTTCTTTTTTAAATAAATATACTTGATCAGGATAAACAATGTACATGTTATCTTTAAAATAACCTGCTCCATTTCTTTCTTTGCCTTTTATGTCGTACCATCTTCTGAATATATTATGATGAACAATAATTTCATCACCTTTTTTAATATCAGAACACAATAATAAAGGCGTAGACACAACAATAGCTTTTCTGCTTACATGCTTAAAACTTTCTATTTGAGTGTTTACTATTATTTTTTTATCTCCTATATTTATCTCATTGTCATATCTATTTTCTATAGGTTTAACAATAAAGTTATATAGTCCATTCATTAATATTGTAAATCATATTCAACTGATATAGCCATGTTAGAATTAAATTTCTTCCAAGGTAATATCTCATTGTTTTTTTTAATAAATATATTATAAGATTTGTCTTGTTCGTCTAATATTATGTGGGATATTTCATGTCCACCATATACTTGTTGACCAACAGAATAATGCATCGCGTCATTTTTATAATCTGACCCGATGCTTATTTTCCTAATGTTACTTTTTGTCATCTTCTGGGATGTCTGAAATTTCTCCAGTTTTTAAGTCGACTTGTACTTTACCAAATTCTTTTTCTAGATCTTTTTTAAAGTCTTCGATAAGAGTATTGTTAGCTTTAAACATTTCTAGTAAATTAATTTTTTGAACTTCAAACGATCCTAGTTGTAATACTACTTCGTTTTGTTTTGATGTTAGTTCCTGAATTGTTTTTAATTGTTCTTCAGAAATCATTTGTTTAGCTTCTTCTGCCATGTTGATTTAATTTAAGTTATTATTAATTGTTATTTATATAATTACACGTTTTAAGTGCACTTTACTTAAGATTCTAATGTCTTAATTCTTCTTTCTAATTCTTCGTTTTTAATAGTCAAGTCTTTTATTGCTTTCATCATATAAGGAACCATTTCCATTGGATGAAAACCATATGTAGCTTTTTCATCGGTTCCATTTAGTTGGTATGCTTCTGGGAAATTTTTTGTTTCATACTGAGCAATAAACCCTTTTTCTTTTTCTAAACCTTTATTGCCAATAGCAGCTTTAAAATGAAAACGCTTAGGTTGTAAAGCTTTAAATTTATCTAATACATTTTCATCCCAACTAGTTATATTCTTTTTAGTTCTAATGTCTGAGTTAGTAGTAGAAAAAGTTACAGATGTATTACTACCGTTATAACCTATGTAACCTATTATGTTAGAAGTACTACCTCTAAAAAACTGCATGTATCTACTGTACAAAGCACCATAGTTTATCATTTGGAACATACCTGCTCCTTGATTAGTGTTTGTGTTTTGGAATTTAGCCACACCATCAAAATGAGCTCCACCAGTATCACTAGTTGTTATACATATACCTTGTGATGTTCCAGGACTTGTTGATCCATATTTAAAACCAGTGCTGCTTCCTGTGCTTGTCCCAGATGATCCAAAACCAATATATCCATATGCGCCAATTCCAGAAGTAGTAGTATTAAGTCTTAATATATTGTTATCATAGATGCTTACATTACCATCATCTTGACAAACAATACTGTTTTCACCAGACTTAGCTTGTATGTATATATTACTACCATCATCGTTGTCAACATTATTTCTTATATATAAATGACCTGTATCATTATCTATGTAACTCGCGCCGCTAGCGTGATATAATTCTAGATCTTGACTATTACCAAGTTGTAATTTATCACTATCTTGTACAGTAATATTACCTTCACATATTAACGTTCCACCAGCTGTTGTTGTACCTGTTACTGCTAAATCTCCAGAAACACTTATATCCTGTGTTGTAGAAAGACTACCTGTTACAGCAACCCCTGCGTTTGTAGTTTGTAATTTACTAGAACCATTATAATATAATTCTGCTTGAGCACCATCTACACCTACAAAGTAATTTGATCCACTTGTATTTTCAATAACTACTATGTTGCCTTGAATAGCTAAAACACCTGTTCCTGCGTCTTTTATAAAACTATTACTACCATCGTGATATATTTGTAGATCTGCTGAACTACCAAACTTAGCTTTTACGTTGTCTTCAAAATTAAAATCTTTAAAAACAACAGTTTCTACTTGACTGCCATCTAATCTAAAATATGTAGTTGTTCCACCAGAGCCATTATCACACTGTAATACTAAATCTTTACCATTAACATTTTGCTGTATGTATAAATCACCAACTCCACCTTGTTGCATGTAAGTATTGCTAGCATCGTGTAGTATTTGAAAATCTGCACCAGTACCAAACCTTGCTCTTACGCCATCATTAAAGGTTATATTTCCAGTCATTGTCCCACCAGCTAGTGGCAAGTAAGGACCACCTGGTAAATCGCCAGCTGTAGTAGT